ATGGGGTGCAACTATGATTGTCTGTTGTACATTCTCAGGAAACACATAGGTAACTGTATTCGGTTGGAAAGTGTTGTCTCCACCAAATCCAAGAAAATCTCCCTGATAAATGTACTCTGTTTTTGGTAGACTTGATAGACAGGCATGTAGGATAATTGCAACTAATCCCTTATGGTTGTTGTCAATGTCCTTATGAGTATAATTGATCTTGATTAACTTTTTGTTGAATACTGACTTCGTACCAACAAAAAACTTATGAGTGACAGGATGAGTTCCCCACACGATTGCAGGCGAACCATCAATCTTGACTGATATATGTCCGTGTGGTGCGACTGTATAAGACTTGATTGCTTTGAGAAAGTCAAGATTACCAGTTAGAATTGTATCTTCTGGGTGTTCAATGTGTAAATTAAGCATGTGGGTCAAATGATCTTAAGTATATTATAGCAAATAGAATTAGGATAACAAGTATCAATAGTAACTTTAACATTAGAATACTCCTGACAATGTGAGTTGTTGCTCTGTGTTTTCTTCAGTAATATTTACAATTTGCTCATCATAAATTCCATAGTCTGTAACTATGTCATCGTATGAACCATTTTCAAATTGTTCAAGTGCATGTTCCTTATCTCTTGCACGAATTGTGTAATCAACATACACATAGTGTTTAGTTTCAATGTAAAACTCTTTTTCTGTTTGAACTGTCATTATGCAACCTCCTGTAAAACTGCTCTTCTCTCAATTACAAAATTTCTGACTCTCTCTCTGTCAAGTGAGTCTCCGTCTCCCCATGTAACATGAGTGCCTTCTTCACATAGGTCAAGATAGTTAAGAGTTGCAAGTGCCAACTCTTCTCTGGTCAATCCGTCAATCGGATATAATACATCTGGGTGTGATGGTGAGTAGAATGACTCACAATAATCAAGAAATTCTTTAAAGTTGTTCATGAGTGGGAAACCTCTTTTGCTTATACTTTATTATAAACCCTACCAAGTAAAATTGGTAGGAAAGTTGTGACACTAATAATAGTGGCACATATTAGGGGGTTACTATCATACCCTAAGTTAAAATCAGGGGTGTTACAGACGATCCTGAGAGGAGCAAAACTGTATCAATATGTACAGTTTGACCTATTTCTCTTTACAAGTGCATATTTTATCTAAATTTGTTAATTTGTCATATAATATGCTATGACTGTTGGAAGTAGTGGCATCATTCATCAATGATGCCATTAGAATTTGTATTTCTCTTTTTGATAGGTCAACTAACATGCTTACCTCATGTATAAGTATCCAGTATTCCAAGTTACAAAACTTGGTGTGTGCATCAATGTCCTGTCTCTTATCACTCTCATGTCAAATCTTACATGTTTCGCTGGACTGCTCCATGATGCTGCCATGTAAACTTCCCCTGTGTTTTTGTCAACAAATGAATGAACACTTCCATCATGATAACCTTCTTTTAGATTTGGGTAGTAGTCATTGTACTCACGATAATTCTGCTGTATTATTTTATAATACCTACGACCTTCTTGGATACGAAACTTCATTAAGTTTGCTGTTCCGTTCTCTAACTCATCCAACTGCTGTTGAGCATACTCAGGATAATTACCTGATAGATTTCCGTTTAATGTTCTGATGTGATACTCTTTGTAGTTCTGTGTGATAGCATCACAATACTTCTCAGTCCAGACTTTAACATTCTCTTTGAGTTGTTGTCTGATTTCATTTCTTTTGATAAAATCCTCTAAGGATTCGTTTTTGGGTAGGTTGAGTTCTTTTACAGTCATTGGGATTTGTTTGATATACTTTATTATAAGGCATTTTGTACCCTATGCGTGGTAGTGTGTGACACATTAATAACTGGCACTAAATATGTGACCTTCTCCGATTTCTATGTAATCATGTCTTAGGTTTGCTTCCCAAGTTCTCTCCCAATCGATCACAATCCAATGTGGCATATTGTTTGATATGTAACCACAATCTTGGCATATCTGCTCTGCAAACTCCGCACCACTCTCATATTGACCTTGATACATATCCTCAAAATTTTCAACAGCACTCACATCAAAATCTTCTATGAACTCATCAACCACTTCCTCATAGTCATCAACAAGTCTGCTATATGTTTCATAGTGGTCTCTGAAGTTCTCCTCTCCATGCTCTTCAATGAAATCACACATATCGTTGTACTCCCAGTTGTAGAGTTCATTATACTCATCAAGAAGTTCCTGTGTCTCTTCTTGCATTTGTCCTGTAGAAAGTCTTGCCATAGGAATAAGGGGATAATTGGATGCGAGAAACAAAAATCATAACTAAGATGATTTTGTTTCCCCACTATTATATTAGCAAAAAAATACCCCCTGTGTAGGGGGCTTGTGACACTAATTAAACTGTCCTAATCATCATAGACACGACACTCAAAAGCGTCAGGATGGTTATCACAATATATTTCTAAATGTTTATCCTCATGACGAATATGCCAATCATTAATCCGACCATCATTTGGTTCTACCACATCATCTTTATGATATACTTCATAATCTGCATGTACTTCTTCGAGTTCTGACTTCTTGTATTCTAACATACCATGATTGATATGCTCCTTATCATCTTTAGGGTCAATGTAAACCTCGTGGGTTAAATCGTGTTTAATAGTCATAGTAGTTACCTCCTGTAATATTTATAGGATGTCCAAGTCTTTACCAACTTTAAATCTCGTAGGTATTTTTGGTCTTATTTTGATTGACCGATTGCTACTCAATAGGGATAATAATTCTCGTGAGTCTTGTAAATAAATGTTATGATGTGTGATTTTGCTAACAATCGTAGATCGAATACAGTTGTATATCTCTTCTGGTGTAGCTTCACTATTGAGTGCTTCCTCAACCCATACACTTAGTTGTTCAAGAGTGTAATTCTTTTCTTGATTCATTCCGATCATTTTTAATAACTTCACTTATCATATCTTGTATTTGTTCGGATGTCAACTGATTTAAAAACATCCAATCGGGGTCTTTTTTATCCCACTCAACAGTAAATGAACCATTATCATTTTGATTTATTTTAAGACTCATCGCCATTTTGAAAGGGGTTTTGTTTCTATTAACTTTTGTGTTTCGATTTCATCACTTTCGTCAGGATTTGTATGGTATGTAACTTCCTTTAATGTTTTAAGATACTTAAGTACATGCTCTCGTATCTCCATCAAGTCATCATAACATCCCTGATTATGGGCGCAACCACGCAAGTCAGAGTCAGGTTTTAATACTGATTCAGTAAAAAGATCTAATGCCCTTTGATACTTGACAGATGGTGTTTCATCCCCGATTGAGTTTTGATCGTGCATTTTTCTCTTTTTTAATTCCCTTTTGTATGTATATCATAGCACATTCAAAATTTCTTGAGAAGTGTTCTATGATACCATTGTGTATTATGGCAAACTTCTTACCACTTGACGGAACTGCTGCCCACATTCCATCCTTTGTTACATAACCAGTTGGTTGACCAACTTCGGGGTCTAGTAAGGATGGAAATCTGGTAGGACAAAACTTCTGATAGTTAGAACCTCGCATTAACTCCTAAAACTCTTGCGTTTGGATTTCTTGCGACTGCAACTTGTCTTGCTTCATCGTAGTTACGAGCATGTACATCTTCTGTGAAGACCTTACCTGCTACAAATAACTTAACCTGACATCTCATTAAAAGAACCTCCCTTTAGTTACATAGTTTACAATACCGATTGATGAACCAATACAAAATGTCATCAATGCCAATGTCAACACAAATCCTTCGATCATTTTTTTCTCCTTTGTTTACCTTTCTATTATATAATATCCAGAATGTTTATGCAAGTCTCTTGTGACACTTCTTGAACTGGTTTATATTCTTGCACTCTCTTCTCAATTAAGTTACCATAGTCTTCATGTAGTTCACAACCAATATAATCACGACCTAGTGATTTTGCGACTGCTGCCGTAGTTCCTGACCCCATGAATGGGTCAAGTATTATATCTCCCACCTGACTCCCTGCTTTAATGCAAGGTTCAATTAAATCTGGTGGGTAGGTCGCAAAGTGTGCTTCACGATATGGTTTGTTTGTTACTGACCAGACAGATCGTTTATTCTTTGTTGGATATGATTTTGTAAGTCCCGAATGTGGTTGTAGTCCTGTTCCTTCGTTATGGTATTTTCCTTTTGTTCTGTCTCGTGTTCCCCAATCTTTTGCGGGTTCTTTGATTGCTTCATTATCGTAGTAGTACTTTTTATTTTTACTAAACAAAAATATATATTCGTGCGACTTCGTACATCTATCTCGTACACTCTCTGGCATCGGATTTGGTTTATGCCATATTATATCTTGTCTGAGATACCACCCATCTGCTCTCATTGCGAAGGCAAATTGCCAAGGGATTCCGATAAGGTCTTTTTCTTTGAGTCCTTCGATTCGATTTCCTCTACGAGGACACACATCTGGTAGGTCTTGCTTTGTATTTGAGACACTTTGTTTAACCAATCCTTGTCCTTTTCCAGGTCTGTAATTATAGTAACTGTCGCCAAGATTAACCCAACAAGTTCCATCATCTCTAAGCACATTGCGAACCTCCTTAAATACTGTAATTAATTGTTCAATAAATTCATCAGGTGTTTGTTCCTGACCAATTTGGTTTTGTTCTCCACCATAGTCACGCAATCCGTAATATGGTGGGGATGTGATGCAAGTTCTTGCTTGCTCGTCAAATTGTTTGAGTGTCTCTCGACAATCTCCATACAAAATTGTGTCTCTCATCTTCTTAGAAACTCATTTAGAATCCAACTACTGCTGTTCATCTTATCATCTCCACCAACACCCCACTCAAAGATAACTCTATCGTTTTGTTGGAATTTAAGATACTCAGGAACATTAGTGTCAATTCTGTCTCCACCATTACAGAATATCACTTTATCATACATTTGTAAACACTTGTATATTGCCATGTTAGATGAATCGTCAGTATCATCATATGTAATTGTCAAATCAACTGGTTTGAGTTCTTTAACGATTGCTCTTCTCTCTGACATCGGTAAGAAATACTTTCCCTTCTTACGAATCAACCACTCATCAGAATTTAATCCCACACATAATGGTATGTTTGGATTTAGTTCTTTTGCATTTTTAAAATATGCGATGTGACCTGTATGTATTGGGTCAAATCCTCCTGTAACTAAAACTATTGTACTCATAATAAAACTGCGACTTTACTTGTTGCAATAATCATTAAAAATGTTAACATAATTACTACATCCCATTGTTCATGTTCTATGTAGAATGGAATACAACATATGTCAGCGATAACGTGCATAATCGCACCATAAAATGCTGATACATGTAGTATAACAAAATATGCTGCAATAATCAATATCGATCCTGTGATTCTTGATATAACTAATGGTTTCATTTTAAAAATTTAAGAATTGTTGATCTGCTTGTTGATATAAGTATGATAGATTAATTGGTGGTAATATAGGATTTATTTCTCCAATATTACACTCATAGTAATCTCCTTCTTTAAGTGCTATCATAGCACCATCAGCACCTTCTTCATACAAACTTCTTGCGTGTTCATCTTCCACAACTACAACTCTTCTTGCTGTAAGGTCAATGACAAGTAACCAATCAAATGTGCTGATTTGTCTGAAATCTTCTACAGTTTTTGTTTCACTTAAAAATGATTTAACTTTAAACTTTTTGGTTGCTTTTGGGTCTTTAACTTTATAAAAAAGATTCTTACCCATCTTGAGTTCAATTTTTTTATCTTCCCACTCAAAGTCATAACCATTTTGGTCAACTCTGTCAATGTCAGAAAACTTGTCCAAAGCTTTCTCTACCATAGTTGCCCTTGCAAAGTTATCTGCATTTGATGTGAATCCTTTATCGGAATATAAAGAGTCAACAACTCCAAATACCCGATTCCAATCCACCTTTGTCTCTAACTGTTCAATAAAATTCATAATTAACCAAATAAATGTATGTTGTAGTGTTTACGAACTGGTGGATACTTGGGTTTGGGTTTAACCTTAACCACTTTGTATATTTTTAATAGTGTGTCTGTTTTCATTTTGTTACCACCGAAGTTGCTGCTTGACCTTGATTGAATATCACATCAACAACTGCTTCGACCTTTTTAGCAGTGGAGATACCAACCTTAGAATAGACAGGGATGCAGACAAGTCCAAATACTTTGTCAGCATTGCCCTTACGAATGACTCTACCAATCGTTTGTGAGATACCTATGTAATCCATAGACCTCATGAATAGAACTGCTTCCAGACCATTGACATTGATGCCCTCTGAGAGTATGCTGTGATGTAGTACAACAAACTTCTTGTCGTTTCTACCCCACTCATTAAGTGTATCAAAGAATATCTCTCTGTCCACCTTTTCTCCATCAACAACTGCACCAGTTTTAGATGTGATGAACATGTAAGAGTAACCACGAACTGCCAACTGTTTTACAAAGTCAGTCTGTGATACAAGTGCAACAATTTGTTTTGTTGACTTAGCACATATTAACACTTTGTCCTTATCTAGGTTGTCAATGGCATCAATCATCTGCTCATTGTCTCTGTCTGCAACCAACTCATCTTTCTCAAGTATTCTGGTCTTGTAAACTTCGACCTTTGGTGGTAGTATGTAACCTTGCTTGACCAACTTAGGTGCAGGTACTTGACATATAACATTACCAAAGATGTCAGTATCATTCATACCAACTTTCATAGGTGTGAGACTATGCTTTGGTGTTGCTGTAAAGAAGTATGATCTCTCAGCATATATTGAGAAATACTCAACTGCTTCAATGAAGTTCTTTTGAACTGCATTATGTGACTCATCAAAGTATATTGTATCTACATGAATACCACTCTCTTGCACTCTATGAAGTGAATGATATGTGGTGAAGATTATCTGATTACTTCT